GAACAGTTGGTACCGAAAGAATGCGTATTACTACAACAGGCAATGTCGGTATAGGAACAAGTAGTCCTGTAGCTGCTGATGGTTCTTCAAGAACCTTACAATTATTAAATACTGTTATTTTACAAAATGTTGTTGGAACTCAAGCCCTTTTTTCAAATAATGCATATTATGATGGTACTTGGAAGCGTGCTTCAGGTAATCCTACAGCAGCAATGAGAATAAATGGTGATAGTGGGCAAAATGGTATTTCATTCCACGTTGCAGTTTCAAGCACAACAGGAAGCACAATAACTGATTGGGATGGTGCAGACATTAAAATGAGGATAAATTTAGATGGTACTGTAGGTATAGGAACAAGTAGTAGTGCTGCAACATTAAGACCATTAAACATAAAACCCACAACTGATATACCACAATTATATTTAGTACAAAGTAATAATAATGCAGGTGGTTGGATGATGAGGGCGGGTGTTGACGGGCATTATCATTTAATTTCATATCAAGGAAGTGAATCTGAAAAATTAACAATAAGATACGACACAAGTGCTGCGACATTTGTTGGTTCAGTTACCGCAACATCATTCTTTGAATCTTCCGATAGTAGATTAAAAACACTTATTCAAGATAACTACCAAACAAAAGGCATTGCATCAATAACCCCAAAACTTTACACTAAAAACGGAAAGGTTGAATTAGGTTATTATGCTCAAGATTTTGTTGGGATATTAGATAGTGCGGTTTCAAAAGGTAGTGATAATATGTTAAGCCTATCTTATCGTGAGGTGTTAGTGGCAAAAGTGTACGCATTAGAGCAAGAGATTAAAGAATTAAAAGCTAAAATGAATTAATATGCCAAGTACTTGGAATGCAACCGCAGGTAACCAATTAATAACAGGAGCAGCATTAAGAGATGGTGCAACCGCAACAGGATTCTATACAGTTGATGTAACTATTCCAACAGGGGATAATTTATTAATAACAAGTTCAGCATATATAGCAGCACACACAACTGCAACAGGTGTGGTTACTGCTTTGCAATGTCCTACAAAAGATACTTTTTTAAGTCAATTCTAAAATATAAAATATGAAACAAATTTCACCTATCCAAAGTTGGATAAACGGAAAATCAGTAACGGCAACAATCTTTAATATGTATGTAATCGGTGGGGTGCTAGGTTCATCTGCATCGTTTTACTACTCATTATTAGATAGTGATTTAGCTAATGTAGCACAAGGCAACTTAACAATGAGTGGGGAAGCCTACGCAGGTTGGGGTAATGATGATGAGTATGCTTGGAATTGGGCTGCATCTAGCGACCAACTTAACCTTACAATCATAGGGGATTATGTTCCGCCTGTGCCTGAAGTAGTTGAGCCAACAAATAGTATTTAATCCTATATTTGTAAAAAATCAACAATGAAATATCAACAACTAAACACCCTAGTCGCATCAATTAATGCGGTTATTGGTTCACAGGAAACAAAAGTGCAAAAGAAATTATTTAAGATTTATGAAAGAGTCAAATCCTATCACGAAAGCTATCAAGCCCAAGTTGAAGAACTCCGCCTTGATAACGCATCAACCGATGATAAAGACATTTTATTATTGGATGAAAAAGGTGGTTACAAGTTTACTAAAGAGAACATCAAGAAACTAACTGCTCAAGTTAAAGAACTAGGGGAGAAGGAGTTTGAGTTTAAAGCGATTCCTGTTGTCAATCCTGATGGGTTACAAGATTTTACATTTCTAGAGGAATGGACTACAGGTATTACATTTATTAAAGAAATAGAAGAGGAATTGTAATGGCACAAAATAGCAACCACGCGGACATATTAACACTTATTAGCGGAACAACCGCAGTCATAAGCGTAAAGAGTATTCAACCTTATGTAACATTGATAGCGAGTTTGATTGCTATTATTTCAGGAGCATTTGCGATTAGATATTATATTAAAGCAACAAAAAAATATGATTAAAGATTTACTAATTGCTGCACTTGCAATTATTTTAATTTTTTTAGTATTCAATAGAGAAAGTTTATCAACTAAAGAAACATTAGTTGTAACTAAATACGACACTATGTTTACAAAACACGAGGTAGTAAAGTATAAAAAAGGTCAGCAAATCCCTTATAAGGTTATAGATACTATTTACCAGATAGATCCGGTTCACGATACTATTTATATTGTAAAAGATTACTCAAGTGCGAAGATGTATAAAGACACCATAAAAATTGATAGTATCGGCTTTGCATATATCACAGATACCATAAGCCAGAACAAAATTAAAGGCAGAAGTTTTAAGGCAGAAATTAGCGAAAAAACTATATATGTTCAAACTACAAAGACACTACCTAGCAAAAGTGCCTTGTATTGGGGTTTTAAAGGCGATTACAGACTAGATAATAAGAAAGTGGAAGGAAGTATTAGCCTAGCTTTTAAAGGTCGTAAAAGGGGCTTATTTACAATTAGCTACGGATTGCAAGGTTACTCGGTTGGAATGTATCAAAAATTATTTTAGATGAAGCAATTTTTTACAGAGGATAATGGAAGGTTATCAATGAAAAGATTATGTGGTTTTTTATGCACAATATCATTGTGTGCTGCATTAATTAAAAACCCAACAGAAGCGTTGGTAGTTTCTTTAGCTAGTTTAGGAGCTGCCTGTTTAGGATTTACCGCAGCAGAGAAAATATTTAAAAAAGATTAATATGCGACTATCTGAACATTTAGATTTAAGCGAAGTAATTAGAAGCGAATCAGCAAAGCGTAATGGCATTAGTAATATGCCAAGCGAGGAACATATAGCTAACTTTAAATTATTAGCAGAGCATATATTTGAACCGGTAAGGGCATATTTTAGAGTACCCATACACATATCAAGTGGGTACAGGTCTATAGAATTAAACGCTAAAATAGGCGGATCTAAAACATCTCAACATTGCTTTGGTCAGGCGGTTGATATTGATATGGATGGCACACCTAATGGGGTAACTAATAAAATGGTATTTGATTTTATTAAAGACAAGTTGCCTTTTGACCAACTTATCTGGGAGTTTGGTACAGATGAGAATCCGGATTGGGTACACTGTTCGTATTCAGATAGGCATAGAAAACAAGTTTTAAAAGCAATACGAAATAATGGTACACAATATAAACCCTACTAAATGCTACAAACCAAACGGAGAAGATTATTCTTTGACATTGAAACAAGCCCGAATATAGGATTGTTTTGGGAAGCAGGTTATAAAAAAAATATTACAACAGATAACATAATTAGGGAGAGAGCTATAATTTGCATCTGTTATAAGTGGGAAGATGAAAGGGAAGTACATTCTTTACAATGGGATGCAAGGCAATCGGATAGGGTAATGCTATTAAAATTTATACAGGTAGCAAATCAATCAAGCGAAATGGTAGGACATAATGGAGATCGGTTTGACTTGGCTTGGATAAGAACTAGATGCCTGTTTCATAAAATAGATATGTTTCCGACTTATGTAACTATTGATACTCTAAAGATTGCCAGATCTAAATTTAGATTTCAATCCAATAGGTTAAATTATATAGCAGATTTTTTAGGAATAGGGCAAAAGATTAAAACGGAGTTTAGTTTATGGAAGGATATACTATTGCATAAAGATAAAGATGCAATGGAGAAAATGATTAAGTATTGTAAAAAGGATGTAATATTATTGGAAAGTGTGTTTAAAAAATTAAGACCGCATATGATTTCTAAAACACATTATGGTGTTATATTTGGAGAAGATAGGGGATCTTGTCCGGAATGTGGGAGTGATGATTTAATTATAAATCTAAAAAGAACAACCGCATCAGGATTAAAAAAAATACAATACAAGTGTAAAACTTGTTTAACATATCATTCAAAAACAGACAAATGAAAATGCCAAAAGGATTTAGTAAATGGAGTTTAAGCGAACAAGAGTTATGGTTAGTTACAAGATTACAAGAATATTATGCAGTAGAAAATGAGATCTCAAAGATGTTAGCCAAGATAAGAGGCGGTCATAAAGTAGAAGTAAAAGAAATTGATAGACCAGATGAAGCAACCTTAAAACTTTAATATGGAAGAGAATGTAAAAATTGAAGAGGAAATAGAATGGGAAGATGCAGAAGCTACAACGCGAAGCGATTTAATTTCCTGTGCTTATTATGCTATTTCGGCAGTTGATGAAATAGATCTAACGCTGATTAGTAAAATAGAAGCTAATAAAATTAAAAAGATTAGAAAGCAATCTATTGAAATAATATCTAATATTATAGATGAATTACATAGCGAGATGTTTGATGTAGAAGAGGAAGATATATAAATTTATTATTATATATAAGACATTACCACTTATTTGAGTGGTTTTTTTATGTAAAATAATTAAGATAAAATGTATATAATATGAATAAAAGTTGTATATTCGCTATGTCGTATTAAAAAACCTACGACATTAAAACTATGAAAATTGAACTACAAAAGGAATCAAAATGGGATGTAACTGTTAATGATTTCAAAGATTACTATTGGATTAAAGTAGATGGTATGGCATTAGATCTTGCTTATGATGAGAAAAATGCAATGATTAAGTACAATGCTTTTAAAGAAAAGTATGTAATAAAAGAAAGGAAAACTTTATTAAGTGAAGATTTAATAGTTGTTTTACCAGAATCAAAATTTGTTAACCTTGAAACAATTAATAAATAATGTCATACTCAACTTGCTGCGGAGCGCATACCACAGAACCAGAGATGGGAATTTGTCCTGATTGTTTAGACCATTGCGATTGGGAAGAGGAAGATGAGGAGGAAGTTATTAAAGACATAAAGGCAGAAAATAAAATTGATGAAATTAAAATAGAAGCCAATGAACTTTAAATTAGCTGCATTATTATTAGATGTAGAATTATACAGAGGTAAATATGAGGGCTGCCATCCCCTTCGTAAAAAAGATTATTATGAAAAATGGATGAAAGCAAGGGCAGTATTAAAAGAGTACACCGGCAAACAGGAAATAAAAATAACTGTTAAATATAAACCTTCTGTAAGAATGGATGATTGGTCTGAAAACTTTGAAAACTTTATAAATTAAAACTATGAACTTATTTAAAATTCAAAATGAATTAAAAGCACCGAAAGGGCAAACAAATAACTTTGGTAAATATAAATACCGAAGTGCGGAGGATATTATTGAAGCTGTAAAACCTATATTGTTTAAATACAATACTGCTTTAATTATTAGTGATGAAGTAGTATTAGTAGGCGATCGGCTTTACATAAAAGCAACTGCAATGCTTATTGATGACATTGGCGAGAGAATACAAGTATCTGGGTGGGCTAGAGAAGAGGAAGTAAAAAAGGGAATGGATGCGGCACAAATTACAGGATCTGCATCTAGCTACGCACGAAAGTATGCGCTTAATGGTTTATTTGCTATTGATGATACCAAAGATTCAGATGCTACAAATAAGCACGAAGATGAGGTAGGCGCAGATAAACGCTTATTCCTATTGACTATGCTTGAATCAACTACTTATGATGAACAGGCAAAAGAAAAATTAGCCATAAGGATTGAAGCGATTACCACAATAGATAGTTATAAAAAAGCAGAAGTAAATCTATTGAGCAATCAAATAGAAGATAAAGACAGAATTGCAATGGGGTTTAATTATAACCAGAGCGATATTAAGAAAACCAAAAAAAGTTTATGAGAAATTTAATACCAATAGAAAGGCAAATGCTTTTAGCACAGGTATATCATTACGCTTGGTATGATGCACAAGCCTACATTGAGTTACAGGAGTTCATAAAAAAATGGGAAGATAAATGCGAAATTAAAGCAGTATTTAGTAATCAAATAAATCAAGATGACACAACAAACACAGGTGCTTAATCACCTAAAAAAAGGAAGCCTAACATCCATACAGGCATTAAGAAAGTGTGGAACAATGAGATTAGCAGCTTATGTATTCAACTTAAAAAGAGAAGGGTACAAGATTTTAAGCACGAATGTAAATGTGGGATCTGCAAAGAAACCAAAGTATGTAACAAATTATTCATTAAAAAAATAAACAAATGAGCGAAGTAGAAAAAATCAAAATCGGAGCTTGGAAAAAAGAAACGAGCAAGGGTGTAGTAATTAACTTTACCATTAATGGTCAAAGATATTCTATGTGGGAGAATAAATTTAAAAAGGAATCAAAGCATCCAGATTACCAAATTTATGAGGACACATACAAACCAACAGAAACCCCATTTTAAATGAATAGCGAAATAGTAGCATACTACCGGCATAGTGCAGAGCAGTTAAAAATTCTTAAAAAGATATTAAAGAAAAACAATTTAATAACTGATGAGAAGATAATTAACATAACCCCCAAAAAATTAGTATCATTAGTTGAAGATGTATTTGAATGTGATATTAGTTTACAAAACAGGAAACAAACAACTGTTTTTGGGAGACAGGCTGCTGCTTTTATTTTAAAGAACTTTACTAGGCTATCGCTTAAAGAAATAGCTACCGAGATAGGGGTACAAGACCATAGCACAGTCTTATATTCAATCAAAAAATGTGGAAATCTAATGGTTACAGAAGATTGGTACAGAAACAAAATAGAAATAATCCAAGAAGAGATTGGAAAATATAGTAACTTTGTATCAAAATAGGGTTATTGCAGAATCCTTTGTTTTTAAAATCATTGCCCGAAGAGGCGGAGGTACTGCAATTACCTTCAAATCCGAGGGCTTTTTTATTTATGAAAAGTAATTCATATTATTTTAGCCACGATTATAACGCTGCTAATGATACAAAAATTTTGTTTTTGCGGCATCAGTTAGGTATGGAAGGCTATGGGATCTATTGGTTTTTAGTTGAACAGTTAGCAAGTGCCGGAGGTAAATTACCTCTTGAATTAATCCCTGTATTAGCAATGCAAATGCAATGCACAGATGTAAAAGTTAATGGAGTATTAATGAACTTTAATTTATTTACTATTGAATCTGGGGAGTTTCATTCAGAACGATTACAAAATCATTTAGCATTACGACAAAAGTTAAGCGAAAGCGGTAAAACAGGCGCAAATAATAGGTGGCTTAATGGGGGGGCTATTGGGGAGGCTATTGGGGAGGGCAATGCAAAGAAAAGAAAAGAAAAGAAAATTAAAGAAAATATAATAGATTACAGAGAAGAGTTTATAAATAAACTTATTCCCTACAAACTAGAATTAAATAATGAATATGAAAATTTTTTAATGTATTGGACTGAATCAAATAAAAATGGTAAATTGCGTTACGAGCTAGAAAAGTTTTTTAATCTTGAGCGCAGAATATTAACTTGGAATAAAAACAAAGATAAGTATGCAACAGCAAAATCAGCTACCGCAGCAAGTACAAAAAGAATGTCAGACCTTAAGCAATGGGTTGGACAATGAGATCGCATCTTGTTTTAATGGCGATAAATTAAATCTTGTTAGCCCTGTAATTTTAAAACAAAACCTTGCTTATATTTTTACTTTAATAGGATTAACTAGGCTGCCAGATCCTGATGAGTATTCTATTATTGAGGATTTTATTCGTACAAGCTATCCAATGTTTACAATACAGGAGTTTCGTATTGCGTTTAAATTAGCTACATTGGGAAAGCTAGATTGCAATGTGGAACACTACGAAAAATTTAGTGGTAAGTTTATAAGCCAAGTAATGAATGCTTATAAATCAAAAGCTAATGATGTAAGGAAGCAAATAAAACCTATAAACCAATTACCTGTGCCAAAATTAACAGAGGATGAGATTGTGGACTTTACTCGCAATGATTGGAATAACAGTTATAAAACTGATTTTAATAAAATATTTAATACATCCAGAGTGTTTGATATTCTACTAAAACAAAACAAACTAAATATAGATCCCAATGAATATACTAAAATAATGAATATAGTAAACGAGGATAATATAGCTAGGATAAATAAGATGCTACCTGTGGAAGCGAAGGAGTTTAAAGAGCAAATAAAGAACGCTAATTATTTTGATAGGCAATGTAAAGCGTTGGTAATTGTTAAATACTTTGAGAATGAGACAAATAAGATATAGAGAATACGGAGTATTAAAATGGTGTTATACAGATGATTTTGTAAACTATTATAGGAAATATGAGGAGTGTATAGATAAAAAAAATTTATTAATATTTGAAAAAGAATTTTATGAAAAAATGTACGAAGTGCAAAAAAGAGAAGGAATTGGAATTTTTCAGAAAAGACCATAGAACTTCAAGCGGTACTTATTGCTTATGTTTAGATTGCCAGAGAGCAAATCAAAAAAGGTATAGTGATAAAAAAAAGGAAGGAATAATAAAAGCATTTTAAAATGACACACGGAAGTTTATTTAGCGGAATAGGTGGCTTTGACCTTGCTGCAGATTGGATGGGATGGGATAATATATTTCATTGCGAATGGAATCCCTTTGGACAAAAAGTACTAAAACATCATTTCCCAAATTCAATAAGTTATAATGACATTACAAAAACAGACTTCTCAATTCACGCAGGGCAGATTGATATTCTCACAGGAGGATTTCCTTGCCAACCTTATTCATCAGCAGGAAAAAGACTTGGGAAAGCCGATGAGAGACATCTCTTTCCTGAAATGCTACGAGCAATTAAAGAAATCAAACCAAGATACATCGTGGGCGAGAATGTTCGTGGACTTGTTAGTTGGGGGGGGGGAATGGTATTCAACGAAGTGTGCGATGATTTGGAAAGGGAAGGATATGAAGTTCAATCGTTTCTTATTCCTGCTGCAAGTGTCGGCGCACCGCACCAAAGACAAAGAATTTGGTTTGTTGCTCACTCCAACGACAAAGGAAGATTTAGTGAATTTAGTAAAGTTCAAAAAGAGAATGGAGAAATATCCCAACGGAACAACGATGCCGAATCTAGCAACGCAAGTGATGCAATTATTACCAACACCAATGGCATCGGAAGGGGAAAAGTTGACAGGATCACCATCCGAAAATCAAATGTCATTGACAAAATTAGCGAGGAATGGAATGCTACCAACTCCCAGTGCATTGGATTGGATATCCCCAAGGAAACCAGAAACCTTCATATTAGCACAAGAGAGGCACAAGCAAAAAGGAGTGAGTTTACAAAATCCTTTAAAGCAAATGGCGGTGATGGGGATGTTGCCAACTCCGAATCAAAGGGATTATTTGGGTTGCACAAGACCGGGTTTGAGAATAACATCAACAGGGAAAACACAAAAATATGGGGAGGTACTTCCAGACACAATAAAGAGAATAACTTCATCCACTTCCCAACTAAACCCCCTATTTGTGGAGGAGATGATGGGATTCCCAGAGAATTGGACTCTATCACCTTTCCTAAATGGAGAAGAGAATCAATTAAAGGATACGGAAATGCAATAGTTCCACAGGTGGCTCACGAGATATTTAAAGCAATACAAAAAATAGAAGATTTATAAATATGGATATTACCGCAAACGATTTAACAAAGTGGGCTAAAAAAAACTTTGAGTATTTAGGTTACAGACTTAACCGAGTTAACAATATCCCTTGGGGTAAAAGAAAGGGAACGATTGAAAAGGGTTGGGCAGATCTACAAGGGTACACAAATGATGGTAAATACATAGCAGTAGAAGTAAAGAAAATAGGGGATAAAATTAGTGCAGTACAAAGCGAGAGATTACAAGATGCTTGGAATTGTGGATGTTTAGTTTATATTTGTACCGAAAAGGAAGGCAAACCTGTACTAATTGAATGGTCAAAAATAAAATTATAGAGCAATTTTGGAATAGCAAAGAGGTTGATGAAGCCTTTAATAAGATGCAGCCAGAGGAGTTACGCTATGATTTAAAGGCAGAAGTTTTTTTAGTTCTTTGTGAAATGGATGAAGAGAAGTTAATAGGATTGTATCAAAGATGCGAGTTAAAGTTTTATATTGTAAGAACGATGCTCAATATGATAAAATCAGATAGAAGTGCTTTTTATAAAAATTATAGGAATTATACAGAGTATGTTGATACAGGTGCGAAAGTTGAGGATGAGCAAAGCGATTTAGTTGATAGGATGGAAAAGAAAATGGAGGGTTTGCATTGGTATCATAAAGAGATATTAAAATTATATGCTATTGATTTTAAAAAGAACGCAAAAGAGTTAAGCAGAAAAACCGGCATTCCCTATATGAGTATTATTAGAACATTGCACAAAACAAAAAAAGAACTAAAACAAAACCTAAAAAAATGATTCAAGTAATTTTAACATCAATATGTGCATCACTATTCTTTAATTATATACACCGCTTACATATCAAATGGAATATTAATTATAAGCCATTCTCGTGCGTATCCTGTTTATCCGCTTGGTTGGCAATCTTATTTTTATATACACCTGAATTGATTTTAAATATTGCAACTGTTATGTTTGTTAGTGGAGTGTTTTCTTCAATAGCTGAATTTTATTTAAATAAACTAATGTATGGAAATAGCTGATAAAGATTTTATGAATGAGCATATAAATAATTGGCACACAGTTCAAAATGGCTATATTAGGAATATTGAATTAAACATACTTAAAAGCTATGAGGCAATTTATAGAAAATATATTGATAGCAATTACATCTGCATAATATGGTGCGGTAATTGTAAAATGGATATGATAAAAACTTTATACACTTATCACGAAAACAATGGCTAACATAATACACCCCACCGCCATCATTGGCAAAAATGTTGAACTAGGAGATAATAACTACATTGGTGCTTATTGCATTATTGGAGATCTAGCAGAGTACAAAAAATATTGGTTTGATACAGATCCAGAGGGTAGATTTTATTCTTATATAGGATTAAAAAAGGGTAAGGTTTATATAGGTAATAACAATATAATTACAGGGCTTGTAACTATTGATGCAGGTACAGAAGATTTAACCTATATACAAGATGATTGTTTCATTATGAAACACGCGCATATAGGACACGATTGCGTAATAAAAAACGGAGTTACAATTAGCTGCGGTGCAAAAATAGGTGGGCATACAATTATAAAAGAAAATAGCAACATAGGATTAAACGCGGTATTACATCAATGGGCAGTAATTGAAGAGGGTTGTATGATAGGGGCAAGTGCATTTTTTAAAGGGCAATCAGAAGCATTTAGTAAATATGCGGGAGTACCTGCTAAAAAAATAGGAAGTAATTTAAAATGAAAATAGCAATAATTTTTTTAAGCCTTGACAGGCAACACCTAGCAAAGCAAGTAATTGAGCAAAACTTTTATAATGCCGGTTACAATGCTGATTGTTTTTTAATAGATAACGGAAGCACAGAAGAGCAGTTTTTTAATATTGCGAAATTATATAAATGGCATTTTGCTACTTGGTCGCAGCACAAAAGAGGCATAGCAGCAGGATTTAATTTAGGGTTATCATTAACAAAAGATTACGATGCAGTTTGCGTAATGGCTAATGATATTTTATTACCTAAAAATTGGCTACAAAGTTGGGTTACTTTTTATAAAAGCATACCAAAGACAGGTATTATAGGAATACATTGCGTTGAAGATTTACCACCATTAGAGGATGGAGTACATAAAACGCATACACCTTTTGGAAATAACTTTATATCAGGGGATCTTATTAAAGAGATAGGCGGTTATAACATTGATTACGATCCCTATGGAATGCAAGACAGAGACTTTGCGGAAAGGGCAACCATTGCAGGATATGTAAATTATTATGTGCCTAATTTAAAATCAGAACATATTGGACACGATGTTGGAAATAAATCCGAATACAGAGCTATGAAGGATGAAAGTTTACAAAGAGCGCAATCTGTTTGGGAGAAGTATCAACCAATATATCACAATGAAAAAAAGATTAGATGCGAATTTTAGCTTTAACAAGTAAGTATAGTGGTGTAGGTTATCATAGGATAATGATGCCCCTTGTTAATATGCCCAAAGATTATTGTTTAATTACCGATGTAATAAATGATGAGGTATTAGAACATAAGTTTGATTTGGTTATTTTAAATAGAATGCTATCCCATCCTGTAAGCGAGATTGAAGCGTGGAGAGATAAATATAGATTTAAGTTAGTAGTTGATAATGATGACCATTGGCAGCTAGATCCTTCGCATATTTTAAATCAAAGCTATAAAGATAATAATGTAACAAATAGAATATTATCTTATATAGAGATTGCAGATTTATGCACCTGCACACACGATAGGTTAGCCACAGAGATATATGAAGTAAATAAAAGCGTTGAGATTATTCCTAATGCAATACCTTATGGAGAAGAGCAGTTCCAAGATAATAAAATTGAAAGCAAATTAGTTAGGTTTTTTTGGTCAGGTAGCGGAACGCACGAAAGGGATTTGGAGATATTAAGATTCCCAATGAAGCGTATAAACTTTCCTATTAAGACAGTTATAGCCGGTTACAATGATGGGGAAAAACCTGTATGGGATAAAATGATAGTAGCTTTTACTAATGGGCTAAAGCTAAATCCAATTATTTATAATTTTAATGAGGTTACAAAATATATGGCTGCCTATGCAGATAGTGATGTGAGTATAATCCCTTTACTAGATACGAGCTTTAATAGGATGAAATCAAACCTAAAAATATTAGAGACCGCATCAAAGCATAATCCTGCAATAGTCTCAAATGTGCATCCATATAAAGATATGCCGGTATGTTATGTAAATAGCCAAAAGGATTGGTATAAATGGATTAAGCTATTGACCTATGATGAAGCTGCTAGATTAGAATATGGAGAAAAGTTATTTGAGTATTGTAATAAGCACTTTAACTTACACGATGTAAACAAACAAAGATCTGCTATTTATAATAAATTAATAGACAATGCCAATATATAAATGCTCAAACGGAAAATACAGAATAGGACAAGGCGGTTGTATTTATGACACAGAACAAAAGGCTGAAAGTGTATGGGCTGCAATAAGAATTGCAATGGCAGATACATATAGCGACTATCCAGAGGCTGCTAAAACAAACGCACAAAGGGCATTAGATATTAAAAAAGAAAATGATAAGGGATGCGGAACACTTGTTGGATGGACTAGGGCAAATCAATTAGCCAAAGGGGAAAACATATCAAGAGATACAATCGCAAGGATGTCAAGTTTTGAAAGGCATAGAGAAAATAGCAAGGGCAACCCAAAAGAGGATTGCGGTGCTTTAATGTGGTTAGCTTGGGGCGGAGATGAAGGAGTTGCTTGGGCTACAAGAAAGCTACAACAGATTGATAAAACCAAATTAGCGGAAGGGATGCCACATTACACTAAAGATGGTAAATTATGGAAAGGGGAAACGCATAAAGATGCATCAGGGAAATTAATGACAGGCGCAGAACATACAGAAGATTCAGAGTATTTATACCATAAAGAGGATTTAAAATAAAAAACCATACTAAAATATACTTGAACCATTTTGGTTACACAGGCGAGGATTTTATTCCTTGTGAAGTATGCGGAAGTAAAGCAGTTGATATACATCATATTCATAGAAGAGGAATGGGGGGAAGCGTAGGGGCTGATAAGATTGAAAACTTGATGGCGGTTTGTAGATTCTGCCATATAGAATACGGAGACAAGAAACAATATTTTGAATTATTAGTAAAGGCACATAAACAAAAATTAGATGGCAAAGGTTAAAAGTGATGCTAAAAAAGTTATCTTTGGTAAAAGGAAACGAGGCAAGTATAAAAAATCCCACAATAAAAATGACAGAAAAGAAACCAACTATCGCGGTCAAGGTCGTTAAGATTACCGAGATAAAACCTAACCCAAGCAATCCAAGAATAATAAAAGATGACAAGTTTAAAAAGCTAGTTGCAAGTATTGAGAAGTTTCCAGAGATGGCAGATGTTAGACCTATTGTTGTAAATATGGATATGGTTGTAATCGGTGGCAATATGAGATTACGAGCTATGAAGGAATCAGGTTGGAAGGAAGCACCTGTGCAGATGGTAGATTGGACAGAAGAGCAGCAAAAAGAATTTATCATAAAAGACAATTTAGGATATGGCGAATGGGATTGGGATGATTTAGCTAATAATTGGGATGAGCAAGAACTTACCGATTGGGGATTAGACATACCAAATTTTATAGATGAGCAAGAGCAAAAAGATTTATCAAATACAATAGAAAATCTTTATAGAATAGAAATAATTTGTAAAGATGAGCAAGAGCAAGAAAATACATATAATAAACTAATTCAACAAAACTACGAATGCCGACTTTTGACATTATAAAAGAAGTAAAGCCAATTAAAACATTTAGAGTTGCTTCTGTAATTGGTAAATTTGATTTACAATCTGAAAATATAATTGAACATTTTAAAGGAGATATTAATATTCCTGATAATTGGCAAATAGGTTTAATAGTGGGCAAAAGTGGAACAGGTAAAACTACAATAGCAAAACAATTATTTCAAAATGCTTATATTACTTCTTATGAATATTTAGCAGAAACAATATTAGATGATATGCCAAAAGAATGTAGTTTAGAACAAATTACAAATGCTTTTAATTCAGTTGGTTTTAGTTCGCCACCATCTTGGTTAAAATCTTATTCTGTTTTATCTAATGGTGAAAAAATGAGAGTTGACCTAGCAAGAGCAATATTAGAAGAACAAAAGTTTTTTGTGTTTGATGAGTTTACAAGTGTTATAGATAGAAGTGTTGCTAAAATTGGTTCATTTGCAATGCAAAAAGCAATTAGAAAAACAGATAAACAATTTATCGCAGTAACCTGTCATTTTGATGTACAAGATTGGTTATTACCAGATTGGGTTTTTAATACTGATACAATGACCTTTCAATCTTTTGAAGGGCAAAAAAAAAATAGACCAGACATCAAATTTGAGATATTCCAAACAACAGATAAGTCAATTTGGAAAATGTTTGCTAAACACCATTATTTAAGCCATAATCATAATAATGCAGCAAATGTATTTATTGCAATAATAAATGATGATATAGCAGGATTTATAAGTATATTACCACAACCCGGAAAATTACAAAGACAAAAAAGAGTTCATAGATTAGTTATATTACCAGATTATCAAGGAGCAGGTATAGGGATTAAATTTTTGAATGAAGTTGGAAATATTTATAAAAAAGAAAAATGGATTTATAGAATTAATACAACTGCTCCAAGTTTAATTTATGCTTTAAAAAAATCTAATAAATGGAATTGTCATCATTATGGTAGACATAACTGTGGTAAAAATGATATGGGTAAAAAAGGAAATGCAACAAGAATAACAGCAAGTTTTGAATTAAAATAACAAAGAGGAAAATAAGAGAATATGGCAAACGAACAAAATTTAATACCGGTACAGAAAGGGGAGATAAGAAACCCTAATGGCAGACCTAGAAAGTATGTAAGCCTATTAAAAGAACAGGGGTATAGATTAAGCGAAATAAACGACACTATTCAGGCAATGATGTCAATGGATATGGATGAGCTTAATGCGGTTTATAAAAACCCAAGTGCAACAATAATGGAAAAGACTATTGCTAATGCAATGAATAAAAGCTTAATGAAGGGAAGTTTATACTCATTGGAAACTTTAATGACAAGGGTATATGGAAAACCTAAAGAGCAAATAGATATGAAGTCAGACAATAAGATTGAAATAGTATTTGTTGAAGGCAAAACTATATTATGAGAATTGAGATACCAAAACCACATATTAAGCAACAACTAATATTAGATTGCACAAAGCGGTTTATTGTGGTTATGTGCGGAAGGCGGTTTGGTAAATCAGAGTTAAGCCAAATTCTTTGTTTAAAAACTGCATTAGATCCGGCTATTGAATCAGGTGGAACTGTTGCATATATTACACCTACTTATAAACTAGCCAAGACATTTTTTGAGAAGCTAACAACAGTATTAGGATTTAGAAACAATATAAGCAACCTAAAAATATATTGCCCTAATGGGGGAACGATAGAATTTTTTACAGGGGAAAGGCTTGATAATTTAAGAGGTCGCAAATTTCATTTAGTTATAATTGATGAAGCTGCATTTATACCGGATCTTGAACAAGGATGGTTATCTTCTATAAGACCAACGCTAACTGATTATCAAGGTAGGGCAATATTTCTATCAACACCCAGAGGCAAGAATTATTTTTATAGCTTGTTTATGAAGGCAGGGGAAAATGAATGGGAAAGCTACAAGTTTACTACTTATGATAATCCCTATATTAATCACAAAGAAATACAGGATGCAAAGCAACAGTTACCGGCAGTTGTATTTGAGCAAGAATATATGGCAAACCCTGCGGAAAATAGTGCAAACCCATTTGGGAACGCATTTATAAAACTATGCCAAAGACCAATTACAAGTCAGCAGATTGTTTGCTATGGAATAGATCTTGCAAAGTCAGTGGATTGGACAGTTATCATAGGGCTTGATAAAGGCGGTAATGTGGCTTATTTTGACCGCTTCCAAATGGATTGGCATAATACCAAAGAAACTATTAAGAGGCTTCCTAT